TTCCCCAGATGGCTGTGGGTGCAGCAGTGATACTTGTTCATAGTTCAGTGGCACATCTTCTGGCAGTTTGTCTGCATCAATGGATTCACAGAACGCTGTAACCCTTTCAACCATCAGTTCAATATCATTGTTGTGGCGTTCCACATTAAACATACTGATACGCAGTTGCCTATCTAGCACAACAAAAGTAACCAGTTCAGCACCACTGCAAAACATCTGTGCTTGTGCTTGCCAATACCATTCAGGCAGGCAGGGTTCATTGGCAACCCATTTGGTAGTGGTCTTGCATTCAATCAAACGCCCATCATCAGCAAGCCCATCAAGCGTGGCTATCAACCTGCCATTCAGGTACATCACATCTGGTGTTTCAACTTGCAGGTTTAGTTCTTCCTGCGCTGCTGTAATCAATCCTGATTCAAGCCATGTGCCACGCTTCATTGCATCATTCTGTTCACGCACTATGGGTGGCTGCATTTTTTCTATAGCCAGATCAATAATGTTTTTCCAATCATTGCAACCCATGATGCTTGATACTTCTGATGCGCCCACAATGGTTTGCCCATCATGCTTGTGGCGTGTCTGCAACCATTCAAGGCTGCCATGTGTGGGTTTAGTTATTTTCTTCATGTGATCACTATGACAGATAGGTGTGTCATACTTGAAACCCACAAATGCAAAAACCCTTACTGAACTAGCCAGCAAGGGTTTCCACATGAACAAACACAACAACGCTTTAGCGCAACCATGCAGATGCTGATGGTACCACCTAGAGTGTCAAACCCACGCATGAAAGAACAAACATGACACAAAGAATCACTGCTGATAATTACTTTTCAATAGTGCCTGAATGGGTTTTATACGCTGAAACATCAGCGTTGGCTGTCAGGCTGTACGCAACACTGCAACGCTATGCAGATAAAGATTCTGGTGGCTGCCACCCATCACGCAAAACCCTTGCAGATCGTTGCTGCACCACAACCAAAAGTATTGATAGAGCATTAAAAGAACTGGTTGCTTTGGGTGCTGTGACTATGCACCAACGCACATCAGCCAATGGTGATCTAACCAGCAATCACTACACAGTGATAACTAATGCTGGGGTAGAGACAAAAACAACCCTACCTAGAGACAAGAAAGCACCTACAGGTAGGGACAAAAACAACCCAAGAACTATAGCCAGTATTAACCAGAGTCAAGAACAGGCAAGCGTGAACACACTTGCTGATGAATGGTGGCAGTTGTACAAGACACGCACAGGTGGCAAAACGCCAACAGGTAAGCGTGCGTTTTTTGCTTTGCAATCTGTGATCACTGCTGCTTTGGATTCTGGCTGGTCTGTTGATGATGTGCGTGATGCGCTGACCAGATGCGCCACTGTTCCTAGTGTGATGCAATTTGATCGTGAACTGGCAAAGGTTCCACGATCCACGCAGACCAGCCCCACACGCTCTGTAAGCGTTTGTTTCAGGTGTAAGGGTACAAAGATGCGTATGGGCTGGAATGATGCTGGCACAGCACTGGTTGATGATCTGCCCTGTGATGTGTGTTGAGACAAACAAAAGCCCCACCCATTACAGGTGGGGCTGATGCTGGGGATTGTCACTGCCATTCTGCGTAGCCATTGCGAAACTTGTAACCAACATTTATATCTAGTTGCAAGCATCAATTTATAACCCTTGCCAGATAAGGGTTTCAGCCGATTGCCACCACAGTGACACAACCTGTGATTAGGGTTGAACCCACCAGCCCCTAGTTACCCACCAAGCGTGGTCATAATCAAATCTGCCTAGCGCACCCAGCATTGCACCACAGGTGCCTGTAAGCCTGCGACAGAAACGCAAACGCCAGTACGGGATACAGACAGCCACCAAGCGTGGAAATCCTTTACAGCGTGGCAGGGAAAGCACACCCATGAAACACCCAGCCACACGCATCATCATCATTGCAATACTTCTGCATCTGCTGATCTTCACATTGTTTGCGCAGGACACCAAAGCAGCCACCTACCAGATCAAGAAAGATCTGCCATGCCAGCAGTGGCACAAACTGTTGCGTGCCAATGGATTACCAGTAGAAGTATTTGCACCGATTATGTACCGTGAAAGCAGGTGCCAATCAACTGCTGTGGGCTGGAATTACAAGAAGGGTTTTGATCATGACAACTGCAAACTGTCACCAGCAATTACCTACCGTAAATGCAAACACATAAGTTCTTATGATATTGGGTTGTTGCAAATCAACAGCACATGGAAATCACTTACCTACAAAACCTGCAAAACCAAAGAGATACTTACCCTGCAAAAGCCAAGTTGCAATCTGGCAATGGCAGCATTGATCTACAACAAAGGATTAGGGTTGGGCAACTGGCGTGCAACAAGCAATGGTAATATCAGTACCAAGTAACCACCCCTAGAAAGACAGCATATGCCAAAGAAACAAACACTAAGCCCAGAGATACTGAACTACAGCGCAACAGCGATCCTGTCTGCACGCATCAGCGCAGGTGTAAGCCAGCGTGATCTATCAGTACGCATGGGAATCACACAACCATTGATTAGCGCATGGGAACATGGCAAATCTGTACCATCACTTCACCACCTTGTAGCCATTGAAACTTCATTGGGTTTATCAACAGGTGAATTGATTATGCCGATTGCATACCCAACGCATCATGGGGATTTACCCAGCAACAACTAAGCATGACAGAAGTAGGTGTTGAAGATGCGTGGAAGCGTGAAAGAGTAGCAAGGCTTTCAACAACACCTATATTGCGTGCGATAGAGAACTTACCTGTGCGTGATGCTGCACAACTTCTTGGTGTCAATATCGGCACTGTAGTTAAATGGCGTGCCAGTGAAGGATCAGCCACAGTGCATTATGCAAGAGCAGACAGAATTGCAATCAGGCTTGGCGTTCACCCTGCATATATGTGGGGCAAAGAATGGTGGCAGATTTAGACAGCAGAAAACCCCAGCACACTTGTTTGGTTTGTGTGCTGGGGTTTTTCTTTACTAGGTGGGCAGGGCTGGCAGACAGCGAGCCAACCCCACCCAGATTTATTCTGGCTTAGGCAATTCACGCCATCTTTGTTCAAACTCTTGCGCTGTCATATCAGAAACTTCTATGTGCAACCAGCGTGGTGAACCTTGATATGAACCAGCGTTATCATCTTTGGTGAAAATCTTTACACCTGATTTCCCTGCACCTCTACTGCAACGCCACCCAGCACCAAAATCACCATACGCATACCAATGTATTTCACATAACGCTAAGTGTTCACTGTGTTCTACTTCTTTGCCATCAATCACTGATGAACCTAAGAACCAATCCCACATCTGGCGTGCAACAGTTTCATCACGGTATTGAATATCTGCTGCAAAACCAGTTGCGTGAACTGATAAATACTTTTCATAACCTGCATCACCAATCTTCATATTCTTGGTGTGATCGTTTTTCATCAAACGCACTGTGTATGTACCCAACGATTTTGTTTGCCAGCGTGCAGCACACAACGCAACCAGTTTGGCTGTCACTTTCTTTTCACCACCACCATTAAAACTGGGGTAGTAGGGATACTTTCTGGGCATCAGTTTTGCTTTTCTCTTGGCACAACACCAGTGAATGCCTGATTGATATCTTCTTTAGAAAGATCACCATCAACAGACAATCTTGCAAGCCTTTCAATCACTGTCACACAGGCACTGATGCCTGCAAGCAACGCTGATTTGGCTACTGGAATACCACCAATGATGGAAGCACCACCAATGATTGCCATTGCATTCACAACAAATGTGCTGATGATGCGTTGAATAATGCTGATTGCAGTTTTCATTTTTCTTCTTTCCCAGATAGGGCTAAAGCAACAAGGTTGATAACCAACCCTGTTGCACCAATGTATAAACCAATTCTTCTGGTATCACCTGACAGTGTGATCAGAACCAGTGCTGTTCCACACAATGTCCAAACCAAACCAGATACTTCACCCAAAAATCTATTCATACTTCATACCAGTATGCCCCATGTTGTTTTCTTTCACGGTCAATTTACTTTGCGTGTTCCTGTTGGAATAGCAGCAAGCATTGCGCCAGCAGCCACAACAAGTCTGCGTGTTGAAATCGGAACTGTAGAACCTAACGGTACATAGGTATCTGTTTTGCCATCAAAAACATTGATGGCTGTTTCAAAACTTTCACGCACACTTTCTGAAGCAGTTTGCACCACAGCAATCAGTTCTTCTAATTGTTCTGGTTCTATGGTTTCCAGATCTAACGCTTCAAAGATTTGTCTTGCTTCTTCAGCAGACACACTTTCAAGCACTGCTGCGCTGGTTGCCAGTTCAACAGCCTGTTCAGATGTGATTTCATTGGCAAGGATTTCAGTAACCACTGCTTGTATTTCTTCTTGTGATGCTGTGTCTATGTTGGTCAGAAGTTCTATGATTTGGTTATCAACTATTTCTGTGGGGGTTTCTAATGGTGGTTCTTGAATTGGTACTGATGTTGATGACGCTACTTCTGGCAAGGTTGTCATGGGAATGGTTGCGACAGGCACAGAAGTTGTTGAAGGAACAGAAAGAACTGGTGCAGGCACAGATGTGGTCACAGGTGGATTGGTCACAATCGGATCATCAGCAACAGTTGTTGTTGTCTGAACCACAGTTGTTTGAACCTGAACCAGCGTTGTTTGAACTTGATGTGTGGTCTGTGTTTCAGGATAAGAAGTAGTAGTTGTTGTTGATGAAGTTGTTGTTGGCACCAGTGTTGTTGTGGTTGTGGCTGTTGTGGTGGTCATCTGATACGGACTAGTTGTGAAGGCTTCATCTGGCACCATTTCCCAGCCTGCGCCATCAATGTTCCATGCCAGCATGAAACAAGTTCCACCACCATTTTCATAGTACCAACCATCAAGGCTTAGTGATTGATTGCTGGGAAGTGTCATGGGTTCTGTTTCAATTGCGCTGCAACCTTTGTCTGACCAATCACCCCATTCATAGTCACCTATTTTCATGGTGCCACCATCATCAGCAGCCAGCCAGAATTGAATGGTGGTGTGTTCTGGCAATGTGATGAAGCCTGTGTAGTGAACCATGAACAGATCTTCTGGGCAGCCAATCATGGGTTCACCATCAAAACTTCTGTTGATGTTGTTTTCAATCTCGCTACCACATGATTGATATGTGTAATCAGTTTTGCTGGGTGGCACATCAGGGATCACATAATAAACAGCGTTGATACCTGTGATGGGTTGTGCTTGTGCGTGGGTGCTGAAGAACGCAAGTAGGGCTACTGGTATGAAGATAAGCCAGCGCAGATCATTTATCTTTGTGTGCGTGCCAATCAATGTGTGTGCCTAGTCTGCTATCTACCTGATCTATTTTGGTTATGACGCTGTCTAGTTTGTCTGAATTGGTTGCGTGGTCACGATTGTTTTGCCTGCGTGTAGTTTCAATCAAAGCCACTATCAACGCTGTAGCCATACCAATAACAGCAACTGTTATTTCATTCATTATGAATTTCTGAATCCATAAACACGAATAGTGCCACCTGTCATTGTCTCACCAGATTTGCTTATTGTAAAACCTGTTGCTGATGCTGTTGATACCAGCAGATGGTTAAATGTTGCGTGACCATTTGATGCTTGCGAAGTATTGTTAGCAGTTTTCCGTACAGCATTAAACGGATTAAAAACCTGCATTTCAATCATTGTTTGTGTTGATACAGCCAAGTTTGCTGATACAGTCCAAACGGTCGCTGCTGCTGCACCGAATCCTGTTTGTGCGCCAGCACCCCACGAACCAAAAGAACCACCTGAATAGTAATTCGCTGAGGTGATTCCGTTTAATTGAATTAGGTGTGAAGCAGTACCGTTACTGCTGTCGTTTTCAATAATAATTTTGTAGTTGTTGTAATTTGCTGAAAACGCATTCGCCACAATAATGCTGGTGTTTGATGTTCCGATTGTAACTACACCACCTGATGCTGTTGCACTTGTTCCACCAACAGAAGTAACTGTGCAAGTAGTAATAAGTTCTAATGCTGGTGGGTATGTGGAACCTACAAGTGTTACCCATGCTGAACCTGTGTATGACTGCAACACATTCGTATCATCTAGATAGCAGGTCATGCCTTCAGCCAGTGTTGGTTCACCAGCACCACCAAACGCTGCATCACGGGCTGCTTCATTAGCAAAACGCATAATGGATTGATCCATTAGATAACCATTCACCTGCGCTGCTGTTAATTTACTGAACGCAGTAAAAAGTTTTGCACCTAAACCAGCCATGATTATTTACCTGTCCATTCTTCTGCTGTGTTACCTTCAGCAACCCACGCAAGATACCGTTGATAGTCCGTGTTGGCTTCATCATTGGGTATGCCAAACTGATTGCCATTAGCATCAAAAGCAATTAACAACTGTTGTGAAGAATCCAATGTTTCAATTGTAATAAAAAAGTATTGCATCATAGTTCTGCACTGAAATCTATAAACGCTGTGTTGTTTGATGCTGCCCGAATAAAACTAGGTCTGAACTGCGCACCAACAGCACCATAAGACACATTGATAGCCATAGAACTACCAGTTGATTGTGTTATAGATAAAGTAAATATGACTGTAGCATATGTAACATCATCTGATATTTCTGCACCTGCACCACCAATTGTTGGTGATGCCCTCATAGGTATAGCAGGTAGATAATTAATTAAACTGGAAGTTGTACTGGTCTGAAAACCCAATGGTGACAATCTTGCAATGTTGCTTGATGCACCTACTGCTGAATATCGCAAGTAATACCGTTGGCAGTCACGCAGATCTTCAGCAAAAGATTTGAACTGGAACGGTACAGCAATAGAACCAACAGTTAATTGTGCGCCAGTGATCTGCCAAGCATTGCTAGTTGATGAAGCCACATTAGTTACACCAACAGCACGATTAGCAGAAACGGTTGTACCCCAAGTTGTTGCAAGTGTGCCTGATGTGTAAGTAGTACCCGCACCAAGCCACCAGTTCACATCAAATGACGCATTGTTATCATTGTCTAATACACCAGTCGTATCGGCAGGAAACAGAACTGTTTTGTATTCCCAAGTATTAGATACGCTAATTGTGTAAGCCTTGCTACATGACCTACTGTTATCTATGTCAAAAATCTCAGCAATAAATGTTCCTGTTTGAAATGACTTAACCCAAAAAGAAAGTGTGAGTGTTTGCGCCGAGGCAGTGCCTTTGCGAATTGCTTGCAAGTTCTGCCCTTCTACTTTTTGGTTTAATATTAAAAAGTCGCCAGCAGCAGGTGAGGCATCGGCAGTTGTGCAAGCCAGTTTCAAACTATTGCGAAACCCTGAACCTGTAGGTGCGTCAGCAATAGTTGTTTGCGTAAATGTACCCAACGAACTGATAAGTGTTCCCCATCTGTCAGCAGTGTTGTAAGCAGTTGTTGTAATTCCTGTTACTGCTGTGCCAACAGCAGAACGCTGACTAATTTGCATAGCCCCATTGATTAGCAGATTGCCTGAAGAAGAACCAGTAAACAAAACAGCATCAACCTGATCAGCAATACTGCGCATAGCAGTAGCACCATCAGTTACATAATCAGATGATGATGGATACGGAATCGCAAAGTTTGTAGTTGTGCCTGCCATGTGTCCCTTACAAAATTGTCCAGATCAGATTAGACCACGATAACCCAGCAGGTACTGATTCCCATGTAAGTGTTGGTGTAATACCAGACCAAGGTTGTGAATATCCCACTGGTGAAAAGTGTAAATCAATATGATGCGTAGTGCTAGTAATTCTATGATCAATTCCTTCAACATAAAGGTTCTTTTGAACCACAGAAGGTGTGCCATATTTGAATGATTTAATCACACCAACAAAATCACCAATATCAAGCGTTGCCACAGATGTGCGCTGTGCATCTGTCAATCTGTGCATATTAATTGAAAGCCCTGTGAACCAGTAGTTCGGATCTGCACGCAGCAAGTAGTCAGCCAGAATCAACGCATCAGCATTAGTAAGCAACGGGCTATCAGTAATAACAATACTTTGAACGCCATAGTTATCTTGTGAAGTTGTGTCTTGGCTTTGCTGATCTGTTGGTGTTGGCTGTGATGGATTAGGCGCAACAATAATAATCACATCATTTAATATGCTGTCTGGTCTAATTGAACTTTTACGGGCTACTGCTTCAGCCATGATGATGCCTATTCATAAATAACTTCCAGTGTTGAATATGGAATCTTGGCAGCATCATTATCAGCAAAGATAATTGTTGGTGATTCTTCTGTGCTGTTGGGTGTGCGTTCTTCCCAATTCAAAGCCCCATTACGATCAATGTACATTCTTCCCTGTTCTGCTTCTGCAATCAACATATTGAAATACGCCAATGGTGTTTGTGTAGCAACAGCAAGGTTTGAAAGATTAGCAACACCAGTTTCAATAATGGGTGCTGGATCTGTAGGAAAACTTACTTCTGGTAATCCTAAAATCCTGTCCACCCTTGCACCAGATTTTTCTGCTGGTGGCGTAAAACCATTGATAGTTGTTGTTGATAAGTTCAGGAACGCATCAGCGCATTCAATATAAATCATGTTGTGATTATCCATACTAAATTCTGTGTTGTAACTAACAATGAACCCATTAAACATATATTGATCATTGCGTGAAATGCGCACCTGCCTGCGTGGTTCAAACCCTAAACGCCCACGATCACTGTTCCAATAGGGGCTGGCACTGTTAGCAACGCTGAACTTATCCTGACCAAGTAAATCATCAATAGTAATGTTGCAGGTGGAAGCACCAAACTGTGCATCTTGGCTGCTGCGCCCACGCTTAATAGTTACACCAACTACATACTGTGTCACATCAAAGAAAGTTGTTGAACCTTCTAAAAAATCTTCATCAAGAATACCTAGTAGGTCATCATCAAGGGTAAAAACATTCTGGTAGAAACCAGCATCAAGTTCAACTTTGTATGTGCCAATGTCATTCAACCCAGCCATTACGCCACCTGAATATC